CAACGATGTCTATCAACAAGACCTAAGGCTATATCCTCTGCGCGAAGGCTATGAGAATGGCCATCTAATTATCCCTCCTAATGGCTATGCTATGACGCAGGGGTTTCACAGCTTTGATCACCCTGTACGCATTGATAGTTTCCAACCCCATGGACACCTCCGTATGAATGCTGCGTCACTAGAGATATTTAATCCTATGACAGGACGCACCAAGTCAGTAAGTCAGATTTCTAACTGGAGTGCCACATGGCATCACAGCCATATCTACGACCCCTTAGAGGCCCCTGTGTTGGCTTCTGGCGAGGTTATAGTAATCAAACAGTGGTATGATAATACCTCTGATAATCCCAACAACCCTGACTCAGATCAATGGGTGTATGGCGGCAGCAGGACGGGAGATGAAATGTCTCACGCTTGGATTGCTGTTACTCATCTAGACGATCAAGGTTACCAACAAATAATGGAAGAAAGATTTAATGGGGCTGATTGATTTACTTATAAAACATGAAGGCTTGAAGCTAGAGCCTTATCGTTGTACTTCAGACAAACTAACTATAGGCGTAGGAAGAAATCTAGAAGACTGTGGAATCACTGAAGAGGAGGCTATGTATCTTCTCAAGAATGATATCAAGAAATTTCATGAAGAACTAACCGAAAGGTTTTATTTCTACAGTTATCTAGAGGGGGCTAGAAAGGATGCTATGTTGAACATGGCATTTAATATGGGAGTGCCAAGGCTTGCTAACTTTGTAAAAGCTCTGGACTTTATGTCTCAGAGTAAGTACGACAAAGCAGCAGATGAGTTCTTAGACTCACGATGGGCCAAGCAGGTAGGCAACAGAGCCATAGAAGTTGCCCAGATGATACGTACTAACAAATACCCCGACTAAATTATAGTTGAAGTAACTGCCTGTATTTCTTTTTCTAAAGATATCGAAGCATCCTTAAATCGTCTGTTCATAAACTTATGAATAGTCTGAATTAGGGATACTTCATACTTATCCTCAAAGATCTTTTCTATCTCTTCAAAGGGCAGCTCAGCAAACTCACAGTAGATGTTACCGTCAGTCCCTAGCTGAACTGCCATAGAGACAATATTTCCTGTCTTCACGAGAAAGTAATTCCTTCTTGATCCCCTCGGAGTCCGGCTTTCATATAGGCGGTTGCTCTACCTTCAAAGAAGTTCTGATGTTCAACACCGAGTACATCATCAAGCCAATTCAAGGGGTTATCCTTTACTTTGTAATTAGGCTTCAGGCCAAGCTGAAGCAGCCTACGATCTGCAATATATTCAACATAGTCTGACATCTCTTTGCGTGTAAGGCCGGGGATGTCTCCCATCTCAAATACCAGATCCAGAAACTTTTGTTCTAGGTTTACCATATCCCTGCATGACTGATAGATTTCTTTCTTGAACTCATCAGTCCATATATCAATGTTTTCTTGTATAAACTCTCGGAAGAGCTTGGTCATAGCTTCAACGTGTAGAGATTCATCCTTGATGCTGTAACTTACAATCTGGCCCATGCCCTTCATCTTACCAAAGCGCGGGAAGTTAAGAAGTATTACAAAGCTTGAGAACAACTGTAGCCCTTCTGTAAAGGCACTATAGACCGCTAGGTTCTTGGCGATAGACTTCTTATCTGTCTTGGAGATCTTCAGGTCATTGATATATTCATGCTTGTCTGACATTTCTTCATATTCTGAAAAAGCTTTGTACTCAACCTCTGGCATACCTACAGTGTCTAATAACAAGCTATAGGCGTGTTGATGTATAGACTCCATGTTGGCAAAAGAACCCATCATCATACGGGCCTCAGGCTTCTTGAAGATACGCATATACCTATCTATATATCCTGCGCCTACATCTACATCTGACTGTGTAAAGAGTCTAAAGATCTGAGTCAGTAGATTCTTTTCTTGCTCTGTCATATCCTGCCAATCTTTTACATCGTTATGGAGTGGCACATCTTCAGGGAACCAGTGCATCTGATTCTGTTGGAAGTAATAATCAAACATCCAAGGGTGATCAAAAGGTTTATAGTAGTCTCGTGTTGATAGTAAACTCACTTCTTCTCCTTGTCTTTTTCTATTCGTAGCTGACAGAAAGGACACTGCCATGCCTTATGGTAAAGTTTTTTTGTTTCATCGCTGCGGTCATAAAATAATATCTCAGTCATTTTACAACCACAATCGTCACATTGTTTGTATGACATCGTATTTGTACATATTAGTTATCATACCCGCAGGAATAACAATTGGTGTGTTGACTACTGATTTATCTTTGTCGTAGTAGTCAGTACATAATATAACGCACTTATCATTCTCAGTAACTAACCAACCCACAGTAGTCCTTGGTATTGGTTTAAGTTTCTTGGCCTTCTTTATATCTACATCTTGGAAGTCTGTCCAAGCATCCTCCCATTTAACTTCTACAAGTATTCTATCCTTCACAGCTCAAGCACTCCCCCTCAGACAAGTTGATGCGCGGAATCTTAACATTTACATTCTCAGCAGATCTTGCAGCGTCTGACCTGAGATAATACATAGACTTCAGATTTCTAGCACCCGCCCAGTGTACATCGTTAACATACTGTAGATAGGCATTGTGTGTCTCCTGATCAGCAGTAGACTTAGGAGGAACAAAGAACAGATTAACGCTCTGACTCTGACAGATGTATTTCTGCCTGTTAGTTGCGTGTTCAATGATCCATATCTGGTTGATCTCAGGAGCTGTCTTAAAGACCTCCCTAGTTTCCTCAGACAGTTCTTCTATATGCTGAACAGAGCCATCATGAGCTGCGATATCTTTCCAGACCTTCTCACGCTCTTCCTTTGTGGGGAATATCACCTTGAGTTCTTTCTCTAAGAACTTGTTCTTGACTCTGAATGAGCCGGAGAGAGTCTTATGGGTAAATGTATTGGCCCTGAAAGGCTCAATAGATGGGCTTGTAACACCGCAGATAATAGAGCTAGAAGCGTTAGGAGCAACAGCCAGAAGGTGTGCATTCCTCTTACCGCTGCCTAACATATCAGGAGCTTCGCCTCGCTCTTCAGCTAGTATACGTGAAGCAGCAGCGGCCCGATCTTTTATTAGAGAGAAAGATTTATGGTTGAAAGAAGTAGCATACATGCTCTCAAAAGGTATACCTTTAGACTGTAGATAGCTATGAAAGCCCATAGCTCCTAGACCCAGAGATCTTTCACGATAAGCTGAGTAAGCAGCCTTGGAGTATCCAATCTTTACAGGGTCACAACAGCTCTGAAACTCTTCAAAGCTTAGAGGCTTGTTTATCATGTATTCATTATTTGTAGGCCATTCTCCTACAGCATGATTTATAAAGTGTTGGATTACGTTATCTAGCATTGTAATTAGATCAGGTATAAATGTATCTACCGTAGACCAATCATCAAAGTATTCTAAATTAACACTAGACAAACAACAGACAGCAGTCCGTTCTTCGTTAGTAGCCAGCGTTATCTCAGAACACAAGTTGCTCTGCTTGATATTAAGTCCTAAAAGCTTCTGCTCATCCGGTAGAGATTCATTGCATCTATCTATGTTTACTATATAAGGCTCGCCTGTCTCTGCCCTAGTAGATATAAGCTGCCACCAAAGATCCCTAGCAGATACAGTCTTAATGGCTGTGTTGGTCTTAGGATCTATAAGTCTCCAATCGTCATCACGCTTGACTGCCTCCAGAAAGGCATCGTTAATATTGACACCATTATGTAAGTTTAAACATTTCCTATTTATATCGCCGCCTGTTGTCTTACGCATTGATATAAACTCTTCAATCTCTGGATGAGAGATATCCATATAGGCAGCATAGCTTCCTCTGCGGGTAACACCCTGATTGAAAGCTAACATCTGACTATCAACTACGTGCATGAATGGGATAGAACCAGTAGATTTACTGCCGTTAGAAGTATCCACGCCATTACTACGGATATCACCCCAATATCCACCGATGCCTCCACCTCCACTAGCGAGCCATACGTTCTCATCATAGTGAGCAGATAGACCATGACGGGAGTCAGGAACATAATTAAGAAAGCAACTGATAGGAAGGCCACGGCTTGTACCCCCGTTACTAAGGATAGGAGTGCTAAACATAAACCAAAGTAGGCTACTATAGTCATAAAGCCGTTGTGCCAAAGCATAGTCAGTAGTTTCATTATAAGTTGCTCCAAATATAGCTGCTCTTGCGAAAGCTTCTTGAGCATGATCTTCATCAGCCCAGAAGTATCTGTCTTTTAAAGTAGCGATTGCAAAATCACCAAGCAGAGACTCTCTAGAATAATCTATCTTGATTCCCTTGTAGTCTTGTACGCCAATTTTAGTTGTCATTCTAATGATCCTTTAAATGATCTAGGTAAGGTTCCTCTTTTACCTTACATCCAGTTTTTTCTATGTACTTAATAAGTCTATCTTCGTACCATCGTGCTTTATATAAATCCTCTATGCCATTCTTGTATCGGAAACGCCACCTGTACTTCAGGCTGTTACCGCGCAAGTATCCTATAACCTCTTCGGATGTAAGCATGCTCTCAATGGCTTCAATACATTCCACGCCTCCTTTGTTATAGTGAGGCGGGTTGTTTACGTTGTCAGTCATTCTTGCTCCTTGTCTATATCAAAGTATTCTTCTTTGAATCTCTCGCTTTCTCTGTATTCTTTATCTACCCAATCATCAGGAATACTTTCTTCGCTATACCACTTGAAGCCATTAGCTCCGGCCCACTCACCATGACTTCTCTTGGTTCCATCCTTACGGCGTTTGGCCTGAGGCATTGGTGAATTAGGATCAGCAAAAAGAAACACTAGCTCCACGTTAGGAGGTAGCATCTTCTTTATCCAAATGTACTTACTGTATTCTGAATAATCCCAGAAACGGCCTTTAGATTCAATGAGATAAGTTTTTCTTCCTATCTTTTTGCTAAAGTCTGGGTGATAGACATGATTAACTACATAAGGAATCTTTCTGTCATGATGCTTCCACCCCTTCAAGAGGCCATGATGAAGATTGTATTCCCATATAGAGTCATAGTTGGTAGGTACATTCTTCTCTACAGGACGCTGTACTCTACGTTTTCTATAACCCTTCCTGACTTTTGATTTTTTCAATGTAATGTACTCTCAAGCCTAAAAGCTAATTCGTAATCTGAAAGATCACAGATTCTTTCAATCACAGAGTCTGGAACTTCAGAGATATCAGCATTCTTAGACAACAAAAAAGCACTGGTTGCTACAATCAAATGTGCTAGGTCAATACTATCCAGATTTTCTATCATTTATATTATCCACGCCAGATGCTTTAACCTGCTTGATGAACCACCTATAGGTATTCGGCATTAAACGCATCTGTCCTTCGTTCATGATATGAGTTTGTTTAGGCATAAGACCCATGAAGTTATCTTGGGTTATCTTCTCTGCCTCTTCTTTGCTGACTAGAGTTTTGAGCCAGCCAAAAGCTAGGTCTTTAGCAAGCCGCCTAGCCAGTTTACTTTTTCTACCGTTCATAGTATCTCTTCTACGTTAGGCTCTTTGACTACCTTGGTGAAATAGGTAGCACCCTTGGCGTATCTAAAACCTCTGAGTCCTGTCCCATCGTTAGCGTCAGCATGACATATAAACTTATGGGGGCAGTAAGAGCAACCCCGATTTAGTTTCATGTTGCCTTTAGCTCCTTCTGGTACATCATCATAACACTTTGCAGGAGGCTTATCAGATTTTAAAGATTTCTTGAGAGAGCTTATACGCTTCTTTGTATCTATCTTATCAAAATCATCAGGAGCATAGAAAGCCAGTTCACCTGTCTCCTTGTTGATTGTAAGGAAGCCGCCATGCTTAGTGCCTTCAGCCTGTTCATACCCAGATATCTGAGCTATATAACCAAAAGGATCATCGTCTGGCAGAGTACCATATTTAAATTTCTTAAAGGCGTAGGATGATGCGGTCTTAACATCTACAACTTCACCATCTATCTTACAGTCTATGTGTCCTTTAACACCGCCAACCTCTACTTCTTTCTGCTCATCTGTTACATCATGTCCAGACAGCCTAGCCAACATAAGAACTACTTCTTCTAGGATGTGACCATAAAGAAATTTAATCATCGTGCTAGGGGCAACAGAAGAAGTATTCTCTTCCCTGTTGTCATACCAAAGCTGACGGGCAGGTTTACCTACGTTAGACATACGCAAAGTAAAGTTAGAGTCTCTGGCGGTAGGCTTGGCCCAATGGCGTAATGTGTTTTTCATATCATCGCCAAACTTATCTATCGCTTCTTCAGATAGATCTAAAGACTCCCCATCACAGAGAGGCTTTAGTATTTCGTATATGTCTTCTACTACATTCTGTTGTGATTTCATTTTCTGTGCCTGACAAAACGACACTTGCGTGTCTGTGAGTTATAGTGCAAATACTGTACACCTAGTTCTTTTTGTAGTTCTGTTTTTGATGATAGCCTTCCATCCTTGTAAGACTTAACATCTATTAGCGTTATCTTTCCTTCGGGAGAGAGAGCAACAATATCAACTGGGCCTGTACAGCCGCAGTTCTTAAAGACATGATAACCGTTATCCCACAACCAAGTTACAGCATAATGCTCTGCCAGATCACCTATTCTGTTTGGCTCATGTTTAATCTTCATCATATGATTCCGCATAACGTGACAAGGTTTCTTCACCAGTCCAGCTACATAAATTATAAACAGGGTACTTATCTTTTTTCTTATCTTTTATAATACAAAACTCTAATTTAACTTTTGTTAGAGTAGGGTCTTGAAGTGAATCGTCATATGCCCATATAGCGTTTCTTACGCTTTTGGTAGTTATCACTTCAACTGGAAACCAACTATCATCACAGCCATATTCTTCAGCCCAAACTGTGTATTCATATTTTCCATATTTTTTAGTGTGTTTCACTCCAGTTTGCTCCTATTTTATATTCACCATCTAGGGGACAATTGAGTCCAAGGTCTACACCTGCTTGTATAATAGACTCAACACCTATCTTACCTACTTCTTCTGCATACTGCTCTGGTACTTCTACTTGCCATTCATCATGAACATTACCAACAACAACAGCACCGTATTGCTGTATCTTCTCATGAAACAGAATCAATCCCTGCTTCATAACGATAGCACCGCCACCCTGCAACAGAGCATTCAGTGCGCTGTGCTGTGATCTAACTTTTATCTTGCGTCCATCTAATCCTTTGAGGAATCCTTTGGATGCAGCTCTTGATACTTTAGCGATAAGAGTTCTAAATGATGGGAGATTATTAAGGAAAGTGTCTCTAAGTCGTTTGCCGTCTTTCTTGCTTCCTCCAACCACTGTCCCAATCTTTTCATCTCCTGCTCCGTATATGAGTGCATAGATGAATGTCTTTGCCTGATTTCTTGATTCAAGACCTGCAAGTCGCTGGTTAGCTGTGTGTATATCTCCGTTGAGAATTTCATCTATAAATCCTTCATCATTCATGTAGTGAGCCAGCATCCTCAACTCAAGACCACTGGCATCAATACCTACAAGCTTGTGTTTAGGAGGAACTACCCAACAGGCCCTACATTCCTCACCATAAGGAGCGGAACAGTTAGGAACTTGAGCCATGTTGGGGTTCCTATGAGTCATTCTACCAGTAACAGTACCATTATGATTAACAAATCCATGAACTCTGTCATCCTTACCCAGCTCCTTGAACCATGAATTTATCTGAGATATCCGTTTCTGTAACATAAGATATCTACCTATCAACGCTGCCTCTGGTATATTTTTTACGTTAGATAATATCTTTTCATCAACCATTGGTTGACCAGTAGGAGTAAACTTCTTCGGCTTCCAGCCAAATTCCTGTAGATATTCTCCGATCTGTTTACGTGAGCCTAGATTAAACTCTATCCTCTTCTCACGTATAATAGATCCTTTACGACATATTTCTTTGTAGTCATCTGGGGTAAGCCTTACGCCTTTACCCTGTAAGGTTTCACCCATCTTGGATACCTTACCTGTCTTGGTCTGACGTTTAAATATTTCTATTCTTTCTACCTTAGGTTTGAATCGCTTCTTAACTTCAGCAGTCACCAGCTCCACCTCTTCGGTCAGCTCTGACAGCAAAAGGGAGGCGGCTTTATGATCAAACAAGAATCCATGTTCTTCCTGTTCTTTAAGGATGTTAGCTACTTTGTTCTCTATATCTATAGACTGCTTAGAGAAACCCGCAGCTTCCTTACGTAATTCAAAATAAACTTTCTTATTAAGAATAACATCACTGGTACATCTGGCCATCATCTCAGGGCTATAGGCTGTAAAATCATCGTAGCCGCTCTTAGAGAAACCTACTGACTCGCCCCATTGCTTGAGACTATGACCGCCTTCACGTACCGGATTGAACAATCTTGAAATGACCAGAGTATCTACCAACTTCTTATCTGATAGATCTACACCGCACATCCTGTATATCCAAGGCACATCATAGTTAATAATATTGTGACCGATAAGCTTATCAGCCTGTTGTAATAGCTTGACTCCTTCATCTATTTGATTAGGGCCGAACTCATAAACAGTAGAACTGTCCAGATCTACAGCAGAAATACACCATATAACAGTTACATCTGTTACTCCATCTGTTTCAATATCAAAAACTAATGATTTCATAATGCTTCATCCGCATCTTCTAGCTCATCTTCGTAGTCAATTATCTCAGATAATCTACCTGTTTCTTTATCATACATCAGATGAGTTGCCATTCCCACATCTCCAGTATACCTAGACTTCAGTACTCTAACGTGGGTTGTATTGGCTTCGTTAGGATCGTCAGACTGTTGGTTGCGCTCCAAAGCTAGTACACAATCTGATAGCTGTGCAATAGACTGAGAGCCTCTGAGGTGACTGAGATTAACAGTAACACCATTCTCGTGGCCTCTGTTGCCTTCAATCCTCTTGAGGTGAGATACAAGAATCAAACCCGCATTTGTTTCTTCAACAATAGAACGGAGCTTGTGCATTATTGTATCAATAGTTCTTCGCTCATCGCCATCGGCACTAGCCGACAGTAGCATATGTAAGTGATCTACTACTACCCACTTACAATCCAAGCCAACAATCATGTACCTGACCTTGGCAAAGATCTCATCAATGTCGTTAGATCCAAAGTGCGAGTGAATCCAAACACGATCATTACCAAAGAGATTAGCTAACATAGTATCTAGCTGCTCCTTGGGATATTCTTTTCTAATGTGATCAATATATAGTCTGGCGTTAGCCTCAATGGATACCAGACAGTCAGCAGTTTTATAGTAATCCTCCTCAAGAGCTATGATACCTACATTGTCTTGAGTGTTCTTTATAAGCCAGTGTTCTAGCTCTCTGGTGATACTAGACTTCCCTAGACCAGTGCCACCTGTCACAGTAACAAGCTCTCCGGTTCTCAGACCATAGAGTTTGTCATTCAATCCATGCCAAGGGTAAGGGATAGATTCTTTTTCAGGGCGATCATGATATTTAGATAAAATATCTTTAGCACTCATGATGCCGGAGGGAGTGTAAGTCTTAGAAGCCCACCAAGCTATAGTATATGCTTTATGATTACCGCTACGCAGCATATCATTAGCATCCTTGAACTCTTCAGGTAGGCTCAAGATCAAGGCTTTGCCGGGAGTAAATAACCTAGCAGCCTTTCTTGCAGCTTCTCTGCCCGGAGTATCGCTATCAAAGTTGATAACAATCTTGTCAAACTTTTCCAAGAACTCTAGAGATGACTTGATATCTCTGACTGCACCGGCAGCACCGTTCTTCAGAGAGACTACAGGCCACTTAGATCCCAGAAGTTCGTAAGCTGCCATAGCATCACATTCACCCTCAGTGATAGTGATATACTTGCCCCCTTCTTGGAACAACTGCTGACCAAACAAACCAGTACCAGTTGAAGACCCCTGCCAAAAGAATGTCTTGTTTGTATCTCTGAGCTTGAAAGCACCTATCTCGTTTACGTTGTAGTAGGGATAGATGTGAGTATCTACATCGCCTTTGGAGTTGAGAATAGATTTAACGCCATACTTCTTCGCGGTATCAAGTGAGATACTTCTATCTGTCAGGGCGTTGAAGGAACCATCGGAAGTATTAACAGAGTTATTTTTATATGTCTTAAACTCTATTGGGGTTGGTGAAATACTGTTGTCGTGATTAGGAATTAACTTATCACAACTGAAACAGTACATTGATCCATCTTCATTTAAAGATGCTGGATCACTCCCGCCACATTCAGGGCAGGGTAAATGTGTTTTAACGAATGCCATTTTTGCTCCTTAAAAAAATGGGGAGCCGAAACTCCCCCAATCAACAGCACACAACTAACTACGAACATAAGATTCATTTTCAGGAGTGTCAGGATCATCGGCAATAAATCTACCGTCTTCATCCCTAGCTCTTTCATATGTAATCCTTGTATCATCATTACACTCAGTTCCAAGCTGTGCTTTAAACCACTCAAGCGCAGCTTTCTTAGACTCAATGTCATCTGACAGAGATTTAATATCACCTACCAGCTTCTGAGCTAATACAAAGATATGTTGGTTTTGCAGTGACATCTTGGAGACATCAAAGTCTCCAGCATCAGTTTTGAATACTGTCATAGCTCATCCTCTAAGGATTCTTCTACATCAAACTCATCACCGACTCCACCACTGGAGTATGGAACCAGATCAAGAACCTGCATAGCTAGAAACTCAAGACCTTGGTAAGTCTTACCACCTCTATCCATCTCCCATTCACGATACTGAACCTTGACCTTGGAGCCGTTACCGACTTCGGAATCAATCTCATTCTTCATTCGATCATAGAGTTTAGGAGGTTCTCTAGTTCCCTTTGGCCCACCATTCACCTTTCTCTTGATGATAATAGCAGGGCCTTCATTCATGTCTTTGACCTTGAATCCACGGCGTTTGAAATCCGCAGCAGTACCATCGTCAACTACAAGGTTAACACTATACACTGGTTCATAAGTTGTATTGGGGCGTTTAACACTAGCCCAGTAAGCAGTACCTTCTACTATAGCCATTTATAGCTCCTCTTTAGCTTTACTGTAAAAATATCTGTGACCTGCCCAGAACAAAAAGGAAAGTATCACGTTCTCAATAGTGGATGGTAGCACACCTGTTCGGCTTTGTAAATCCACTAGCTCAATCACCTCTACCAACAACAGAATAGCAAAGGTATAGAACCCTAGTATAAATAAACCTCCACCCAACATCAAGGACTTGGCTTTCATTGAGCCTTTCATTGTTGCATCCTTCAGCGTTGTGAAGTAATCTTTGATTTCTGAAAAGGGATCAAGATTATCTGTACTCATTTTGTATCTCCAATTATTGTGAATTTCCCAATGTCAATAGTTATCAATGGCTCTACATCCTGCCAATCGTTGCGATCATAACGGCCTCCAATATTTATGTCAATATTATCATCCTCAATATCATCAAGACAGATATACCCGCTAGTATCTGCCCATCTAACACAGAGGTAAGTATGTATATTTAAAGATCTATAAATCTCTTTAGCTTTTAAAAACTTAGATAAAGATATTATATAAGTAGGATAAGTATTATGTTTACATTTACGTTCTTTTAGTTCTAAAAAGAACTTAGGCTTATAGTTTCTAAGATCTAAAGCTATAAAGTCTAGTCCATATTGTATAGGTAGTTTTCTTAAATTAACTTTAAAGTATTTCTCTAAGTCTTTACCAAAGTCTCTCTCAGCAGCCAAAGACTGTTTAGTTTCATATAGTTTTCTAGGCATAGAGTTTCTCCCAGTTACGAGGCTTACGTTTCTTACCATTAGCCAACGCCCTGTAGTAAGCATCACAACTTGCAGCCTTCCAATACATATTCTTTAGTATCTCTCGGCCTTGTTTTACTCGTAGCTTTTTTCTTGAATAGCCACCATGAACTGGCTTTATATGAATAAACTTACTACCTATATTAATCTCACAGAGTCTCCAACCTTCATAGTAATACCAAGTTGTTACCTTATCACTCATCTTTGGAGAAAGTAAAAAATCTTTTAAGTCTAGATGTTCTTGCATTGCTGCGCTCCTTAGTATGAACCTCATACCATTTCTGAAATGCTTTCTTGTTCATAATATAATCATCGTATTCATCGTTCCTAAGAACTGGAACCATTTGTAATAGTTGATGCTGCGTATAGTTACTAGCCATTAAACCACTCCGGGATAGATCTGTTAGTCCACTTAGCAAAGTGTTTCGTATGGTAATAGTCTCGGTAACACTCAATGTTACAATCCGAAACCTTATTCTCATCCGGCATTGCTAAAGTTGGGGGTGTGAATGCATCAATAGTTATATTATCTGGTGCTTCAAGTAGTAAGTCTTTTAATTCTGCACACTTATGAACCTTCTCATATCTATGCGTATACTCATTAAGTAAATAATTAAATAGATCATCTAACCATATGTAATTACTTACATTTTCTCTACACCATACGGCAGAAGGATGATTCATATGTGTAGCTTGATATAAATCTTTACGTTGATCTTCTAGGTAATATCTCTTTACCATTCTGCCTGTTCTTCTTGAAGGCTCATAGTACATAGTCCCATCTAAAACTCTGTGAGCTGTAGACAATAGCTGTGCATACTCCAGTATCATTTTGACAACATGTTTATCACAGTGATGTTCAGCACATATTTTTGGATCGTTATGTAAGTAAAATATATTCATGCTGGATGTCCCTCATCAGCAGTTACCCATTGCTCAGTTGTTTTATCAAAGACTACGCCTAGTTTATCTGTAATATGATTCCACGCTCCCGCCCACTCTAATGCTCTATGTTTATCGGAATCGTCACAGAAATCATAGTAAGTAGAACTCTCATCAAACAATATTTGTAGTGCTTTATTGGTATTCATATTAATCCTCCCAGATTGTATTATTAGTTTTTACGCTATCAAGTTTTCCCAATGCACTTCTGATTCTACATAAAGATATTTCCACATCCCTTGCATAGTCTGCTATTTCAGAGCGGATTTCTTCATTAGTAAGCATTTCTGATATGATTCTATTGGATTCTGAATGATCAATATTCTTCATGTTAAGCTCTTTACATTTAAGTATGTTGTAAATATCTTAGGTAGCAGATCATCTAACTCATCTTTACCACTGACCTGTTCCCACGGCATAGCTGCCCCTCTATCTGATAGAGCTTTACTTGCGAATTCATCTTCTACAAAAGAAAGAAAGCTACGTATGAAGGAAGGGTGAGGAAGGGGTGCATCAATCTTTACAAAGTTATATGCCACCCAATCATCAATCTGGTGATAGAACTTCTGCCTGTCCATTACTTTGCTCCTGTAAGTAATTAATAACATTATCTAAAGAACATACAAAAACTAGATCTGATCTAGAATCTAAAGGACACCCGCTTAGGGCATCCCTTAGTTCTATTAGATCAGCTAGTGTAGACTCACTAACCATCAAGCCACCTTACGAAACAAACGATCATTAGAAATAACCTCAGAGACTTTGTTAGCTCTACGATTCTGTAAAGATATAACAGATGAGCCTTTCCTAGAGGGCTGGCAATGTGTAGCCCAATCGGTCAGAGCATTATAAACTGCCCATAGATTTCCACCTTGACGAGGCACATAAGTATCTCTATACAACCTCCAAAGCTGTATATAGTTTTTATTATTCCATGTCTTTTCATCAAGAGGATCACCGCCAATTGCGGCAGCAAATATAGACTTAATAATTTCTTGAGATGGTACAGTCTTATACCATATCTTCCATAGCTCATTCTGCTGCATCATTACCTCTAGACCTTTACCAACAATCTGAGATCCTTTATGAATATCTAGCTGCCGAGTATGTCTAGACTTATATATAGTAGAGCTACCTTCTGTGAATATCTGACCATTCATACAGGCCGACTGTCTAGCACCAGCCGACATCATGAAACTAAACAGACCATCAAAACTATTAACTCCAAGGAAACTTAGAGCGGCTGTGTCACCATCTGGAGTTTCTAGGAACTGATTGGGTAGAGTATGCTTTACATAACACCTAGCACCGTTACGATCAGTAACAATAGACTCAACAATATCCTTAGTATTGAGATCACTTCGCATAATCATAGCTCTCTGATTAGCTATCATGTCTCTGTGGTTTACTGGCTTATACTTAGGGCCGACAACTCCAAGACAATGATTAGTATCAGTGCGAACAATGGCACGTTTATTAACCACAGTCTGGCTGTGCCTACCGTCTAGTGATTTAGTATTATAATGTAACTGCTTCAAGTCAATGTCAAAGTCGGCATCGCCATAAGGCAGATAAGAAAGATTGTTACTATATAGGTTGATTACATTTTCCATAGTTGTTGCTCCTTAGTCTAGTATTTCTACAGGTTGGTTGGTTTCTATCCATACTTTAGCACCACAGGACAATGGTTTATCCGGTGAATACTTTATCTCGCCATCAGTAAACTTAACCCGATTGCAATAAGTATTTGTTTTATAAGTCTTTACAGTTATGACAGGCTTGTTAGCTCCTTTAGCATTAGCCTTTATGTTGTGCTGATTAACATGAATTATTGTTTTCATTCAATATATCCTCTGCCATTTCATTTGCTATTTCTTCAGCCCTATCCAGACTAGAAGTTGTAATTATTTCATCATGGAAAGATGAGCTAACCTCATAATATGTAAAGGGTCTACCCTCAAACTCATCTCTAACTGGTAGGATATCAATTCTTGGATTCATTAATGCATTACCTCCTGATCAACATTGTCTAGCTCTTTCGCTATATCAACAGCTTGAGTACAACAAGAAGTCATCTCTTCTACAAAAACCGAATCATCTTCATCAATCACATCTTTGATCTGGTGCAACAAAGTAGCTAAGGCAATCGCCCCTATCTTAGGATCTACTTCATGTTTATCAAATGTTTTAGCTAATGCCCCTCTAGCCTCTTCAATTAAATCAAACATCTCTTCTGCAAATTCTACTGCTTTAGTATGGTCGGTCATGGTCGGCTCCTTATGTTTTATAAAGGTCTTTCACTACGTAAAGACCTTTTAAAACTTATTAAAAAACTTTCTATTAATATCTTTCCGCATCTTCACAATCTCAGGTGACATTGGAAGCTTAGTAATTGATTTACCTTTTTTAAAATACTCTTCCATATCTTTATGTAACTGATCTATATACTTATTTTTATCGAACGAATTAGACATAACAATTACTCCTTAGTGCCACAGATAGGCAACAGTCTTAGTTGATTTATCCCAACAACTCCGACAGCTACCACATTTACCATCGTTATCAGGCTTTGAACACTTCTTAACATTGACAGGAACTTGGCTCCAATCCTGAACTATTGTAGAAGTACAATCACCTTTAATGATTTCGCCATTGATACCATCAGATGACCAACGAACTACAACATTATCTAAACTCTGCATCTCTTTGAGAACAGGTAAAAACTTCTTGAACTTATGTTGTCTAGTTGGAAACCAGTGATTAGTGTTTGGAGTACGCTTCATAACCTCCAGTATTTTCTTAGCTAAATCAATATGATAGCAGTCACCGCTATCAAACCACCTGAAGTATCTAACATTGTCAACTTCTTGAACCATAACATCTATCCAATCATCATGCTTCCAATCTTCTTTGTTATGATCTCGGACAGCTTTTACAGTAGGCATTCTGTAAAAACCTTTTGCTGCATAGCAAGTAGAGCAAGCATCTACTAACTCACCATCAGTATCTAAAGATCCGGGACAAGTAGTCTTAGCTTCAAGCGACCAACTAAGTCCCGGCATTGCCGAAGTCCTAGAGAACTTCGGCGTTGCTGAGATGTTTTTAAGTTTAATCATCGGATTTGTTTTTGACATCTAAAGTGTCCCTAATTGCTTGTTCCACAGAGTCTCTAAGCCCAGCAAGGAACTGATACATATCAATATTTTCTTCATTTCTTTCTCGTAGAAACATGGTGAGTTCAAAAGTCTCGGCTCTGCTATTTGTAATAACAAGTTCTACCCAGTTATGATCAAGGTTTGGGATGTTAACTTTTACATCTGTGATTCTATGTAGTGATATTTCTTCAAGCATCTTCGTCTCCTGTAAGTATTCCAGTTATAGTTTCTTCATATGTGTATCTCAAACCTTCTTGAGATTCGTTGAAGTCGTTGTAAATTTTATCTAACAGAGTTTCTAATCTGTTTTTTATTTCGTAAGCACTATCTTTAAGATTGCCCTCAAAAGGCAACAGATCTTCAAGCTCTTTAGAGTATATAAAATGATAATCAAACATCAATTCAATGTGGCGTTTGGCTTGCTCCCTGTTCATGGCTGGCCCTTTTAGATTTATGAAGGTCTTTCACAACGTAAAAGACCTTCTAAATCTTTTAAATAAATTATAATAAATCCTTTAACTCTACAGGTCGTTGCTCCAACTCAATACCAAACTGCCTGATCCAGTAAACTTTTTCAAGCGGAATAGTTTTAGTATTCATAAGATTCACAAGTGACCTAGAAACATCACAGTCTGGGTAGATCTTATCTACTCCATAGATATTCTTAACTTTAATATATGCTTTCATCGTTGCTCCTTAGCTCGGCGGCTTTTTAGATTTACAAAGACCTTTCACTTTCGTAAAAGGTCTTTTAAATCTTTTAAATATTATTTATTAAAATTCCTAGAAAACTGAAACTTTTTACGGCCAGTTATTATGCGGACGTAATTCAGTTGGTAATATTTATGGTGCGTTAACTTAGAATTACGATTAGATCGTAAAACTGTATAACTATCTAGAGTCCAGAACGGGTTGAAATAATAATATAATAATTCTAAATATATCATATAGATACTCCCTAAAACTCTGGAGAGCATAAACTCTCCAGAGCGTTGGTGGATTTAGCCAAGCTTCAGCTGAGTTACAAGCTGATCAAGTGTAGACTTGATAAGATTTACATCCTCTGACATCTGAGACACCTCACCTTCAAGGAAGGTCATACGTGTCTCTAACTCTGTTGGCTTGGAAGCTGCTTTAGCAGCGACCTTGGGTGTTGCCTTTTTGGCGACCTTCTTCTTGGCAACCTTGGTTGCTGTGGGCTTGGCAGTCTTCTTGACTGCTTTGACCTTGACCGGAGCTTTAGCTCCAACCATGTCCTCAGTCTTGACCTGACGAGTCAGGAAAGCCGGGATCTTAGCTGTCTCGAAAAGCTCTTGAGCTTTCCCACGGCTAAGAGATGAAGCCGGAAACTGGGAGTATAAAACTCCCAAGACTCGCTTCCGAATGATTGGGAACTTGATCTCTGGAATCTCTTGAGATTCACAAAGGAGGTAAGCAAACTTACCTGCTAGGCCAAAGTACTGCTTAGGAGTTGCTTGAATT